TCAGAACAAGAAGCTGATAGAATTAAAGGTCTTATTCCACAATTAGGTGATACTGAAGCTACATTTGAAGCAAAATTAACAGCATTAGATTCTTACTTTGCAGACGCTATTGCTATTGCTCAAGATAACAATGCAGACTTTACAACTGCATTAGAAATAATGGAAGCTTCTGGTCAAGGGGCAGGTAACTATTTAGATTTAACTGAAGCTATATCTGTAAAAAAAACTGAAGATGGCTATGATGTAAGTGGGAGTTAATTATGGGTGAATTAGTTGTTAAAGGTGAAAAATTTAAAATCAAAGGCGATCAACCCACACCAAAAGAACAGTTGGCTATCGATACTGTTTTAGCAGCTCAAGCAAAACAAGGTGGAGTTTTAACTTTTGATGAACAGCTATCTTTACAAATAACACCTGAAGATGTTTTAAGTGATGCTGCAAAAGGTAAGTATAATCAAGATACAGAAGATTTTTTAAGTAGTCCTACTTTTGGTAGAATAGTTCTCGAAGTAGGATTATCGATTGCTGGTGGTATAGCTGGTATGGCAGCAGCTCCTTTTACTGGAGGCTCATCTCTAGTGGGTACTGGTTTAGCTGCAGCTAGAGTAGCTAAAATAGCAAGACCTCTTTTAAATTTAAGTGCAAAAAAACAAAAATTTGTAGCGGCCACTGCAGGGGCTGGACTTGGCGGAGGTGCGGGTGCTGCAATTGCACAAACATTTGATCCAAGAGAAAGTATAGTTAAAGAAGTAGCCAGAGGTGTAGCACAGGGTTCATTAGGAGAAGTTTTAGGATTTGGTATGGCTGCAGGTTTAGCTAAAGGTTATAATAAAATTACTGGTGCTAGTATTAAACAACTCGATGGTGCTAAAGAAGCGTCAGCAACGCTTACAAGAGATACTGAATTTTTTAAAGCATTAAAAGAAATAAAAGATACAGGAAAAATAACTCCACAGAAATTAAAAACTTTAAAAGATGGTGTAAAGAATAAAAAAAATTCTGAAATTTTTGATATTGCACCTTTAAGTAAAGAACAATTAGATATATTAACAGTGCCAAATTTATCTGGTCAGGCAATAACTAAAGCAGGTGAGTTACTTGAACAATCAACTTCTCTTTTAGGAAAGAAAAAGATAAGTGCTGAATTAGCAAATATTAGCCCAGGTAAACTTACTGAAAATAGTTCGGTTGAAACTTTAAGTGGAATTGCTGCTGCATCTATGTTTGGTGGTGGAGTTGTAAGAGCTTCAGAAAAATTTGCAAGACAATCAACAGTTCAGGGTATTGATAATTTTGTTGATGCTACACTATATGGACTTC